AAATGGCAAACATAACCAATACTCCGCTATCAACTTACGGTGCCGATTTAACGGCGAATCCTATGGACCAAGTTGAGACGCTATTAAATGCTGGGCCGTCGACTAACCAAATCAATCAACAAACGATTGATGCGATTTCTCAGAACCAAAAGAATGTGATGAGCACTACGCCATCCATCTTAAAAGGGGTGGCCACAGAGCAAGGCTTTTTAACCCCTAAATCGACCAATCAATTTGGCTCTGCCTTGGGTGGGTCTCAAGGGGATATAGCACAGGCTGTTTCCGGTGCTATTGGACAACGAAACCTGCGCCGCTCTGATGATTTTGTAGGCTCTCTGTCTCGTGACATAGCCTTAAATGCGCCTGTGAGAGAGTCGGCACGTCTCAATCAATCGATTCAGAATATGAGCGGAGTAGCTGCTAACAAGATAAACAATTTGAATATAATGAATCAGTACAACCTGGATAAGAACAGGCTTGAGCTTTACAAACAGACGCAATCTAACAGCTTAATTGCCGGTATTTTAGGTGTTATAGGCACGGTTGGCGGGGTGGTTGCTGGCTCTTTCGCTGGAAATCCAGCTGCAGGGGCTGCTGTCGGCGGATCTGTCGGAAACGCAGCCGGTAAAGCCGTTACTAAATAAGGAGATTATATGGGCGTAACAAGTACAGGACTTTTGTCAGGATTATCAGAAGCCCTTCGTGGGGGCCTAGCCGGCTACCAGGGAGAGCGCGATCGTGGGGATAGGTTAGCGAAGGAAGCTCGTGAAGCTGAGCGCCAAAAGCTTATCGACCAATTCAATGTAGACCACACTAAAAAAATGGAGCAGCTGGCCGAAGAGGGTCACTTGGGGACTTTTGCGAGAAGTGGAATCACCCCACTTGCCGAGGGGGGATTGATTCCAAAGGGGGGCAGTGTAATTGACGTTGGGGGAAAGAAGTTCTTATACAACCCTGAGAACACACCTGAGGCCGCACAGAGAAAATCAGATAGGGAGTTTAAAACAACAATTGCTAAGATGAATGCTGATGCCAGAAAAGCCCAACAAGAAGCAAGCAACCAAAATAAGACGTTCCAGCGTACTAGTGAGTTCAGGAAAGAATACACCGGCCTACCTACATCTAAGGCGAGCCAAGAAGTCTCTTCCTCATACTCTAAGATAGAAAAAGCAGCCAAGAAACCATCTGCCGCCGGTGATATCGCGTTATTAACCGGATACATGAAACTTATAGATCCTGGTTCCACCGTGCGAGAAGGGGAGTTTGCGACAGCTCAAAATGCCGGTGGTGTTCCTGACCAAATCCGGGCGTTATATGAAAAAGTAAGAAACGGCCAAAGACTTTCCGAGAACCAAAGACTTGATTTTCTTACTCAAGCAAGGACCTTAGCTGCGTCTCAAAGAGACACGCAACAACACTTAGCGGACCAATACATGGCTACCGCAAAAAAACTTCAACTGAACCCAGAAGAAGTGATCATGGACTACTTCCAAGGATTAAACTTGGATCCAGAAGTCCAAGGACCAGGGTTCGACGCCGCGAATGGTCTTATGAGCGCACCTGCTCAGGCTTCTAGTGGTTTACTTGGTGCACAAACCCCAGCCCCAGTTGGGTTCACTCCTGAGAAAAAAGCCCGGTTAGAAGAACTCAGAAGAAAGAACAAAATAAATGCCTCTAAGTGAAAAAGAAGAATTAGAGATGCTGGAGCTAGAGGAGCAAGAAGCGCTTGCCTCCCAATCTCAAGACAAGCGGGGGCTTATGGAAAAGCTCACCGATGTTGGAGGCTGGGCAAAAGACGCCAAAAAGCACTTCATAGACCAATTCTTTACTGGGGACCCCAATAAGCCTGTGCAAAGCATGACGGTCTCTGATAACCCGTTGCTCGCCGACCAAGTGGCCCCTCCTTTAGGCAAAGGGCTGGCTAAATTAGGTGGCTTACTTCGCGGTGGCGCCGAGGCCTTTGCCACTTCCCCAAACATTGTGAAGGTAATAGAAAAGCTCACGCCATCAAGTTATTTGCCTGGTGGAATGATTGGCGGAAGAGTAGGTGGATATGCTCTTCCATACGTAAGAAGCGTACAAACCGCAGCGGATGCTGCGAACCTTGCAACTCGCGGTGCTCAAAAGGGCGCTGCTTGGGCGCTAGATCATACCCCCCAGGCCGTTGGAACTGTGGCTAATTCGGTAGCGTCTCATGTGCCGGGGGCCATCTCTCTAAAAGATACAGCCTCCAGGGTTATGGATAGAGCTAGCGATAGTTCTACTCCCTCAAATGGGCTACTTACTGGAGACAAATTAGCCAAACTCTTAGAAGCTCACCCAGAGCTTGAAAAGGTTCTTGGGCTTTTAGAGCAGGGTGATGGTAAGAATGGCTCGTAAGGGTTTAATCATGAGTGGATTACTTAACGATAAGCCAGATATTTATATGCTCGTTGCTGTGCCTGGCACTGGTAAGACTTGGGTAACCGACCAAATTAAGCACAACTTCACCTTCATTCATCACGACGGATATATCGGGCACATTAATCAGCCTGAAACCTACGTGAAAGCAATTAAAGAAGCTGCGAAAGATTCTGATAAGCCGCTACTCATTGAAGCCCCATTTAGTATTAGCCAAATCATGGGTCCACTAGAGGCAGCGGGTTACGAGGTAAAGCCTGTCTTTATAGTCGAGAAACCTGAAGTAATAGCTGAGCGCTATAAACAGCGAGAGAATAGAACTATCCCTAAAGGGCATTTAACCAGGCTTAATACCTACATCCAGCGCGCTGACGCCATGGGTGCTTTTAAAGGAACTACCAAAGAGGTTCTGGAATACTTAAATAAAGAGGTTAAACATGGCTGACCAATTTCAAGGCGTGCAATCTGGCCAAGGCTTATTAAAGAACAACTACGATAACGGTAAGACACCGCTCGATCAGGCCATGAAAAAGCGTGTACTGGACATGAAGAAAAAGATCATGATCCCCACTAAAGACGAAATAGAAGGAACCGAGGATGACGAAGTCTGACCTGTTAGTAGAAGAAGCAATAGCCTGCCTAAATGTGCCCTATATCTGGGGAGGAAATAACCCACTTCAGGGATTTGATTGTAGTGGTTTAGTTTGCTGGTGCTTAAAGCGCATCGGCTACATATCTAACGGCGTGGATCTTTCTGCTGTGGATTTATACAATTTAATCGCTAGCCACTCTCTTCAAACCCCAGAAAAAGGTGCACTTTTATTCTTTGGGCAGTCGGTAAACCAAATCCATCACGTAGCCATTGCTATAGACGATTTAAGAATGATTGAGGCTGCTTATGGGGATAGGAATGTAAGATCTCCATTAGTCGCAACAACTCAAGGTGCGATGGTAATGCGAAACCAAATTTCCCGCAGAAACGACTTAATCGCTATTTGTACGATTTAAGGTGCCCAAGCTGGAATCACGTAACTTGTTCCATTCACGTTTATAGTGATGAAAATGTCAGGGTTCCCAGCTGTTCCAGATGGACCATTTAATAGCGTCATGGCATCAGAACCTGCAGATGTAGTCGCAGTATTAAGTCTGTGTGTAGGCGTAGTGCTTGCAGCTCCCAGAGTACAGGCTCCGCCATCAGCAACTTTAAAACAGACGGTTCCGTTATCCATCCCCAAGAGCACGTCTGCTGCTACAGAGCCGTTATTAAACGCCCCCGCTGCAATAGTTCCGGCAGGTAAGGTTTGAGCTGTAGTGGAAGATAATATCCCATACACTGCCGCTGCAACGTCGTTAGACAAGTTTCCTGGATGTGTGGTTGAGTAAACTCCGCAATTCTGGCCCGTGCCGCCGTTTGGAGCGGTGTCAATTCCGCAGTTGACCCCGAAATTACGCTTCCCGTTGGTTGCGTAATAACCTCCACCGACGTTGTATCCAGTAGTAGTGGCTGTAGCTTGAGCGTTTAATCCGAAGTTACCGCCGCTATTCCAAACATCTGTTCCTGTGCCAGCTACTGAGCAAATAGCTTGCATGGCGCAAACAAAACCATCCCCAGTAAAGCCGGATGTAATACGTGTTCTATTACCTACAACTGCCGCTCCTGCGCCCGAACCACTGGAGGCCATATCCGTAAACACACCCACGCCTGTATTCGCTGCACTTACGTTTAGTGTTCCTGCGACTTTAAAGAATTGAGATGTGGTTGTAATGCTACCGCTAATGGTTGGAACCGTAACAATCCCAGATTCCACAATCGCGCCGGCGCTAGAAACCATAACAGCGCTATTACTAAGTGCTGTGCTGGAGTTAGTTCCGCCTAATGCGACAGAAAGTCTGGCAGAGCTAGAGAGCGCCTTACCAGAGTCGGTTAGTACAATGTTGCTGGCCGTCAGAGCACTCATTACTGGTGCTGCGCTAAATGTTTTTGCTCCAGCCCAAGTTTGAGAGCCGGTTGAAACCATGCCTGGGTTAGTTCCATCAGCCGGTCCAAAGGTGATAGTAGTAGAGGCAATGGACGCGCCATTTGTCTGAGAGCTTCCAGAGAATGTTCCTACTGTGTCAACGCCACTCCCTGTAGCTGCGGCCCATGTGCCGTCCCCTCGCCAGAAAGTAGAGCTAGACGCGCTTGTACCAGAATTCAATTTAGTGACTGGAAGGTTCCCAGTAACTTCAGCTCCAGCCAAACTAATCGCTGCTGCAACCATGTTTTTACTACCATCTAGTTTCAATGGAAGGCTGGCTGTGAGTGAGCTTAAAAGAGGGGGAGAGGAGAAGGTCTTTACCCCGGCTACTGTTTGATCGGTAGAGGTAAGAACCCAATCACTCTCTCCATAAGAGCTAGAGGCAAGAGCTTTTGAGCCGTTAGTTAGGACAGCCTTGCTCGCTGTTAAAGCAGATAAAATAGGTGCTGAGGATAGGGTTTTAGCCCCAGCCAAAGTTTGTGCTCCTGTGGTAATAAGCCCGCGTGCAGTGGCTGAAGCGTCGGGAAGGTTAAATGTGTGAGTTCCAGATCCGTTATCGACTATGGCAAAGTCTGTGCCTGCAGTTCCAACAACGAGTAATTGATCAGCTGTGACATCGGAGTTAATGGATGTGATTCCACCGCCTCCTCCACCGCCCCCACCACCTGACATGTTTCCTACGAAACTCATATGTTTGGTCCTTCCGCTGTGCAGAATCCTCTAACAATACCGCTTGCAAGGGTAGCGCCGGAATCTGAGGCTATAAACACCGTATTAGAAACTAAAGAATTATCTAAACAAAGAACGCCCGGACCGCCGCCTGACACTGCCGCTGGTACGTATGCATCAACCAGTGTTGGGGAGGTTGCAGTATCATTCCATGTGTAGTTCACAGCTAAGTTAGCTGTGCAGTAATTGATGATGGCGAAGAAGCCTTTATTGGCTCCGCCTGTCATGACCAAGCTACCAGCACCAGTGGTAAAGCTCGTAGGTATGTTGCTTGATGACGCGTCTAATCTAAAAGCTTTTGTTCCTGTTGCTGCCATTTAGTTCTCCTGAAATTTTGTGAATCAATAAACTTAATTGTATCAAATTGTAATAGAAGAGGGGTCGACCGAAAGAGTCATTCTTCCCCAAGTAACCCTTTGGTCGACTGGCTACCCCCAACCACGAGGGTGTTTTATGTAATGGATCAACGACTTGAAACCACTACCTCCGCCCCCGCTCCCCAAAGAAGATAGCCCAATTCCAGTTTGTGTTACACTTTATTTTAAGGGGGAAAAATGAAAAAAACGCTGCTCATTTTAGTGTTACTCGCTGTCCCATTTTATGTTTTTGCCGAGGGTATTGTTGTTCCAGATGGGGATCCATTCGCTTCTATTATGGAATTATTTAAAAACTGGGCTGCGTTAAGCCCGTTCGCTAAAGGTGCAGCTGCAATTGTTGTTTTTGTGCAGCTGGTTAAAAAATTCATGCCTTCTTGGAAGTTCACTAAGATATCTGTGGTTGTGGGCGGAATATTAATGGCGATTCTTCAGTCCATGAGTTCTGGAATGAGTGCCTTTGATGCCATGGTTTATGCGCTTATCACTTGTGGTGGAGCGGTTGCGCTTTATCAGTTATTCAAAACCCCGCTTAACGCTATCGCTAGAATTAAGGGGTAAAGAGTGCAAGAATTATTAAAGCTGCTAGTTTCTTTCGCCATCCAAAACCTCGCTAAGCTTATTCCTGCTCTAGCGGGGTTTATGGGTGGCCCTTTTGGGTGGTTAGGGAACATTATTCTTGGTTACATAACAAACTGGTTGGTTTCTTTGGTTGAGCGATATGGTCGGTTTGCTGGGATTGATAATAAGTTTTTAGACGTCGTAAAAGAAGCAAAAGCCTCTCAGGTAGAACTAAAGAACATACAAGCTAATCCGATGGCAACCAGCGAACAAAGGGAGAAGGCAATTGAAGCGTTTAAAGTTGCTCATCGTAAGTTCAAGCTTGTGCCTACTCGCGTGTAGCAAAATAAATATTCCAGACACGTCGTTACATTGGGACATTGGCGCAGACGGGGCTTTTGTCACTCATATTATTTCTGACGGTGAGCTAACAATACCAAAACCGGAATGGGATACTATGCGGCATGGGATGGCATGCATCTCTGATTCCGATGTTGGCTTATTATTGGCAACACTTGAGAAGGCCTGTTCTGAGCTTAAAAGCTTGTGCAATTTCGAAACTAAAGAGAAAATATCGTCGTTCAAGCAAAAAATAGAATACGCTAGATACAAAACAAAGAAGAAAAAAAAATGAACACAATAGCTCTGTTATGTTTACTCGTAACCACTGTTTTGGCTAGCGAAGAGCCAACATTTAAAACAGAACCAAACCCAAAGAAGTACTCTACCGGGTATATAAAACCATTAAGCCCGGAACAGCTAAAACTAGAAAAAGAGTTTTTGTTAAAGTCAGATACTGATCTTTGGACGTTTGATTTTGATGTAAGACAGGTTGGTAAATACTCTACCGGCCTAACAAAACCCATTGAATATTCACCTGGGTCATCTTTATTGCCAAGAGACGGGGAAGATAAATTAAAGCCAAGATCTTTACTTGATTTTGCGCGCCCTCTTCCTCCCACTAAAGACCAAGGTAATTGCGGCTCTTGTGTTTATTTCGCTCTAACTTGGGCGTTTGAAGCTTCTAATTGGTTAAGAGCCAATCTCACGCCGGTTCTCTCTCCGCGCCACTTAATGAACTGCTCTAATGAGGGCTATCAGTGCAATGGGGCTTTCGGTGAAACGGTAGCTCAAGGATTGGTTCGGCTAGGTGGCTTAGTAGAGGAGGAAGTCTATCCTTATAACGAGCAAACAGGGAAATGCCGAGTTCCAGTAGACGCTATAAAACATGGCCACATAGAGTCTTATGAGATGATAAATCCATCCCCTAAGGACATCCTTTACGCCATCCACCAGAGACAGGCGGTTCCAGTTACCGTTGGGGCTAATAACACGTTTATCAGTTATAGCTCGGGTGTATTTAACGCGTGCTCTCAAACATCCACTAACCATGAGGTGGTGGTTATTGGAGTTAACTGCGGCAAGTCGATAGATAAGGACGGGTTTTGCGTCTTTGATCAAAAAGGGAACTTACCGAATGGTGAGGGTGAGTATTTAGTGCAAAATTCTTGGGGTGATTGGGGAGAAAACGGCACCATTAGGATTAAGATCACAGACTCTAAGGGAAGAAAATGTAACCGTATTGCGGAAGAGGCTTTGGTATTAAATACTGGTTTACCCATTCCTCCTGAGGGACCGGTTGAGTTTGAATTAAAAAACAGCGCTACGCACTTAAAGGTTATTGTTCAGCCTGGGGTTTATAGGGCGGATAATGTTAAGGCAGCGCTTATTGCGGCGGGGTTTTAATATGAGGCATTTATTTCTAGCTATCGCTATCACGGTGTTTGTGGGTTGTTCTAAGGCATCGGATTTTAGTGTTGTTGTGGATAACGTGACAGTGACGGGGGTAGTTACTGGTGATGCTGATGTGGCTACAGAAAAAGCACGAGTAGAGACGGCCTTAAAACTAGCAAAATAGTTAATTGTCCCTTTGGCCTGTGTCCTTAAATAGTAAGCACATAGCGTCGTAATCCACATCCCGGTCTTTAAAAAACCGATCAAACTCTATTTTATCTGGGAGTTTTTCCGCACAATAAACGCAATCAAAGGGTGGCTTAGTGTTACCAAATACGATGTTCATTGCGCCGCATTCTGTGCAGCGCATCCCCCTAGCTCTAGCTCCTTTTGGTAATGACCCCATATGCATACTGTAACTTAGAAAAAAAGGGATCAAAGTAAAGAAAGCTGACCCCTGTTTTATCCCTCTTTTTTGCTGAAATGGTTTTTGATTTTGGTTTCAGTGACACTGTCTAACTTTTATGCACTTTACCGAATTCCAACTGTTTTTGAGCTCAAACTATGTTGAATTGTCCACAATTCGATCTGAATTGATTCTATGCGTCAAGATGCGTTATAATAAGGATGTGGATTTGGAGTGCTCATGAATCAAACGGAAAAATCAGTAGAAGAAGTAAAGATAGAGCGGCTTGTAAAAAGAGCCCTCTTAAAAGAGATAACCCTTCAAAACAAGATTCTGCACTTAAGACGCAAAGCTAAAAAGGCCATGAGCCGAGCGAGGTCTATATGAAATGGTTTTCAATTTTCGTTTCAGTGACTTTTTTATTAATTGGGTGTGGGAAGCCCGGATCACCCAGTACACCGGTAACACCGACCGCGGATATAACTCCGGTGACAAGCTTCACTTTATCTACCCTCTTAGATTGGGCAATAGGGCCTACTGGTTTGGTCAGTGTAACTATCCCTAGTGATGCCTTCACTATTACAACCCATTTTGAATTAGCGGCTCACCCGTCCCAAGTACACGCTCGTATATTTGAGAGTGGTGGATACTTAGATGCTGAGGGTGGAATTAGCATTGAGTACGGAAGCACGGTAGATATCGGTAGTGGCCAACACGATGACGGTATTGGGTGTTTATTCTGGGATCATGGCTCAGTTATAGGACGCGCTATGGCTCCAGTCGGTATGGTGAATAGTGGTGAGCATACATTGGCTTGTGTATATGAAAACTTAACGCTCAAACTTTACATTGATAATACATTACAAGTTACGACAGATGTAACGTTTACGCCCACAACCGGTACATCTAAGGTTGGAGAAGCCAATAACTCAGCTGGCTATGACTTTCAGGGAACTATCTATAGCTTAGGCGTTTATCATAACGCTCTTACACAAGAGCAATTAGATACGATTCTTTAAAGAGGAATAAAATGCGGTTGTTGTTGTTGGCGTTGATGTTGTTTTGCCTAGATTCTCAAGCTGTAGACTCTGATAAGTGGCAACATTTTGGCGTGTCCTTTGGACTAACCACTGCATGCACAGCTGCGATAAATGGGGGCTTTAAATTAGAAGGCTCTGATATGTGGGGCGGTCGGTTGGTTTGTGGAACTATGGTGGGGATGATGGGAATCATTACCGAAGTAAATGATGTGGTTAATTCTCGCACCTCTATGATGGATAGCGGGGACTTACAAGCAAACGCCCTAGGAATTCTATCGTCTGCACTACTTACTTGGACATTTAACTTCTAAAACTCATGCCCGCACTCAGGGCACTTCTTAGGCTTCTTTTCTTTGTCTTTTTCCATATCGAATTTAGGATCTACTCGGAAGTCTTTTAGGCCTAGAAGCTCTAGGTCAAAGTCAGGCCCCATATCCGTAAACTCTGTGTTTATCATCGATAAATCTAATTCTGCCCAGGAAGCAATAGAGTTATCGCTCACTATGTGGGCGTATTCAGCCTCGTCAGAAGGGTAGTCTTGTCTGTCTATCGGTACTTGTTTTTGGCCGCTGTGTTGTGCTGCTAGCAACCTTCCGTGACCGGCCGTAATAAAACCAGAGCGATTTGAGATTATAATTGGACTTCTCCAACCTTGGTACTCAAGGATCTTAGCCAGACGCTTAATCTGCTCTTTACTATGGAAGTTAGGATTCTTGGGGCTCGCTTTAAATAGAACGGTCTCTATATCAACCATTTCCTGATATTCGCATTTAACTTCCCAGTCCATTGAGCTTAGCCTTTCTTGTTTGATATCTTTTTTTATTGTATGCGCGATAGGCTAATTCACATTGTTCACACAAACACTTCTTCTCTCTGTATCGTTTTGCATTGTGCTCGGCATGCCCCATATCTTTTCTGGTTTTAGATATATGACATTCAAAGCAAAGGATTTGACATTTAGCTAGTTCTGCTTCCTTTTTCTCTTTTGTCCAACTCCATATCCTATGACTTGTCTTCTTTGTTCTATCGATATGATCAACTTGTAACTTTTCTTTAGAGCCACAAACAGCACAACGCTTATCTGACAAGAACTCGCTTCTTCTCTGTTTCAACCACAACCTTTGAAACTCTCTTTGTTTTTCCTTATCAGCGTATGGCATATCCCAACCCTTAAACTTGGCTGAGGAGGTAGGCTCTGCCCCTACAACCTACGGGTTAACGGCCCGTTGCTCTGCTAATTGAGCTACTCCTCAATAATCACCCACCACTACTCTAAGATGTCTTCTCTAAATTTAATCGGTGTGGTTTTTCTAAATCTGAAAAAGAGTGCCTTCACTAGGATATAACAACCAATTCCAGCCCCCGCACCGCATCCGGCGATAAGCATGCGATGAGTCCAATCAACCTCACAGCCAGTGTCATACATGTAAAAAAATAAATGACCTATACAAGCGCCCCACCCGACAGACACCATTGGCGATTTAAAGGCAGTCGTAATTAAGAACTGAGAAATGGATCCAGTGGTTCCTTTAAATAGAACTAGCCCCAGGTCAATAATCGCTAGAGCAAGTACCGCGATAAACACCACAAGTCCTGCTGTTGGCATATCAAGCATTAGACACCTCAAAACTTCTGTAGATTGAGTTTTTCATAGTACTCCCCTTCTTTTGGATCAATGGTTTCTATGAATTGTAACCTGACACTACTACCACCCCAAACGTGCAATAACCCAGGACCAAAGCCATAGGCCCAAAGGGAGCGCTTCATCTTCCATTCAGCTGTCTGATACCCCTTAGCCTCATAGAATTCTGTCTCGCCGGTCTTAGTATTCAGAACTGAATAATCCACGTTCAGGCGTATGCGCTTGCCACGACTCTGTAGTAGCGTGACCTGGTGTTTTACCTGCACCTCAGTCACTTCCCCGGCCTTTTCCATAAGTAATAACATGTCGTGTACAGACTTCTCTAAGCGGGAGTCGTACCAGTGCCCACCACTAGATACACGTTGTGCGTTGTACTTATGAAACCCATTCCCCAATGTTGGCCCCCGCCTCCATGTAAAGAGCGATTAACTAGGAACAGAAGCTTCTTTAGGCTCTTCGGTAACCTTTAACTCTCTTAGAAGCTTATCTAGTTCTTGGTATTTAATAACCAGCTTTTCCATTTGTGCGCTTAATGCGGCTATTTCATTAGCGTAGTTTTGTATTTGCTGATCCCGACACCACTTCTCGTATACGAGATTTCCGATACGGTTAGTCATCACAGTAATTTCGTTTTGAATGGCGTCTAGCTTTTCTTCGTTCATAACCCAACCCCCATAGAGTTTTAAAAGTAAGTAAGAAAAGTACTATAGGTTTTGTAGTTGTAAACTATTTACGAGGGCCTTTTTCTCGATCTTTGTAGTAACAAGGGGCGCTACAGTAAGAGTGTTTATAACGCTCCGCTTGGGAGGGGTAGCGATTATACTTTTTGTCACAGGCGTCACAATGGTAGGTTTTTAAAGGCCTTCGCTTCGCCGGTTTCCGTGATTTACTTATAATCTTTTTTTTCATGTTTTAAATAAACTTTCTTATAACGAGAACAATGATGCAGGTTCCACAAACAATTAAAACGATATCTGTTATTGGGTTACCTGTTAGAAAACCACTCATCGCTTATCCTCCTTGTTAATCTTCAACCTCAACCTCTATTTGTGCGTACTTCATTTTAGTCTTATCCCAGTACTCTGTGGATGGCCTATCTTCAAAGCAAACCGTCCACATCTTCTTCTTCACCATCTTCTTAGCTGGCGGATCTAGGTGCACGAGAGAAGGTTCTTTGTTCCAGTCAAAAAACTTTCCTTCCCCACAAAACCAAAGCCTTTGACCTTCAAAGTCTGCACAAACCTGCATAGTCATCAAGGAGCTGTTGTTGATAGACTCCACAATAACCCCCTCACACCCAAAAGCTTTTACTCGGTCTCCCACAAGAAAAGGTCTACTCATTTGTTTTCTCTTTTATTATTTTTATTTGCCCAAACCAAATCGGTTATTGAGTTACCTAAAATACTCCTCATTCGACTTCCCTTTAAATAATCGAGTTGTTGTTCGTAAAAACCACTATTAGCCGGAACTAAATACTCTTTTCGTCCACACCTATTGCAGTGTCTTTCTTGAGTAATAAACTGGTTAACCAAATCTAAATCTTCCCACGCTGTATAAGAGTGCCCCCCAAGATATAAGCACGTGTGATTCATTTCTCTAGACACTTAACTCTCTTTTCTAGTTCACTCATCTTTATATATAACGCCGTTCTATCATCTACCCATGCTTTTGTTATGTAATAGAGAACATCGTACAACTCATATTTATCTTTTGGATTGAAGTTCCTTCTAGTGATCTCTTTCTCGCTAGGTAGGCGTATTAGCACTTCAAAAACCGGCTTATCTGGCGAAGGCTCTTGGTAGTAAATCAACGTGTTTTTCATCCCTCTAACTCCCTAATCAACGCATCTGCAAACTCTGCCGCCCCATGTGTAACGCGTTCTATAGCATTTTGCGGTGAATCGCTTTGAGTAGATATGTTTATCATTAACTCATGATTACCAATCATCCCTTGCATGGCGATAGCAGCGAACAACTCTCTTTTACTTAACGCAGTGGTTGATAAAATAACCGTTGGGGAATATTGTTGTTCATATTCCTCTTCCTTATTTTTCTTCTTTTTAGAATCTTTCATCCCACATTACCTCTAAATATCTTTCAAAATCTTCTTCCTGAATGCCGATAGCCTCATCATCATCGTTCTCAATCATGAACATATCGTCACGCTTAGTGATTGTGTATTTACCGATGATTAACCACTCATAAATGACGCTATCAGTAGGCTCAGAGGGTTTCTTTTGCTTTGGCATCTTCCTCAAACCCCACTTCGATGGTATCGCCTGTTATATTAAACAATATAGGCGCTTCTTCATTGGTAATCCTATAAAACAAATCTTTCGGAATGGTTATCTTCATTGGTCCACAACGTCCAAATTCTTTTTTCATAGAGCTTTGTAGGCCGTGTAACATGCCAATGAACAGATAAAATTCATCTGTTTGATGCATCTTCCGCCCTCTTTCTGCGTTGTGCCCACATTCTAATTTGAGAGTCCTGTGTGAGCAAAACCATGGCACCACTAATGAAGCCAGAGAATAGGTAGTCAACATCTTGCTGTTTAAGCTTAGGGAGTTGTTTTCTAAATTGCTTAATCCAAGGCCTAAAATCTTGCTGTGCCGCTTCAAGTAACTCTTTATGACACCCCATGCTCTTTAGCATTGAGAGCATATTCTCACTTGGGTTTCTAATATCACCCAATTCTGACAGGTCTAGAGCTTCCATCACTGTACCTTTATCAACATATGTTCATTGATTTCTTTTAAAATCATGCCGTGCCTATGGAGTTCTTTTAAATCCTCTTCTGTCATGTTTTTAGAAGAATACCCAGTAATCACTTCATTAAACTTAAGAAAGTGTTCCATATTCTCACAAAAATACTCGTGTCCAATACGGTCCATATAAGCAACCAGCTCATCACCGTTCTTATGTTTGATACGGTATTTAAAAATAGTTTGTTCGTGCTCTTCTGTGGTTGCACCATCAATTTTAATAGTCACTTCTGTAATTCCTTAATCAAGGCTTCGGCGTATAGCACAGCGCCAGCGGCAAGTCTGGCTTGTGGTGGCACCTTTTCATCTCCTGGTTTATCTAATAGATGCAGGTAATCATAATTAGAGCAAAATCCCTGCAGAATCATTGCTGCAAAAAGCTCTCTTTTACTAACCCCTGTTTGTGCTGTTCCTGGAAATACTTCTAAATCTTTATTACCCATTAATGCCGTGCTTTCTTCTTTCTGTTAAAAGTCTTGCTGTTAGTGCTACCGCATCCTCATAAGCCTTCCAATTAAAATCCTTATGTAACTTACCCTCCATCTTTTCGGTAATCATTTTATTGCAGTACTTACCAAACGAGAATTGCGCTAGTTGTGGAGGCATACCTAAAAACAAGCACAGGTTCTCTGCCACGATAGAAGGTAGCTTTATAAGCATCGGCTCTAAATCCATAAACGTCTTTGGGTTAGCTATACATGTATCGCAATCACGCGGATTATCAGGGTCACTAGTGTCTTTATCGGTATAGAAAATGATGCCGCACATATCACATGGCACCTGAACCCTTGGCTTAGAGCTATTCTTTTTTTGCTCTTTAGGTAGCAGTGGTAGGATTTGGTTTATCTCAGCGCGTAGGAACTTTATTGGGTGGTTCTTCCCAGCAACAAACCTATCTTGAATCTTAAAATAACACTCCACGATATTCCGTGCCTTGACCACTTCGAAACTAGTAGCGAGCCAAGTAAAGGTGTTTCTATCGGATTGCTCAATGTTAGGATTTGTGCCGTATTTTTTACGAAAGTATCCCTCGTACAATTCTTCTAATTCAGCGGCTAACTTTGATTCTGCTATTGCTCTAAGATCCATTTAACTAACTCCAGTCTTCCTACACAGATCCCCTTTCTGCCTAGGTCTAATAGGCCGTCTCCGTACCTAGTTTGTACCTTCCCTCCAAACCCCCATTTCAATCGCTGATCTTACTAATTGGGGTCTTTATTTAATCAAGCTTAAAAACCCCATCCTTAAAGATCTTGGTTCGAAGCTCGATCTACATAACCCTCTCATACCCTCGTTGAATGCCTTGCAGGCATAGGTTCCCACTACCAGAAAAGTTGCTTTGATAAAAAACAAAGCCATGGCTACGTACCACTACGGGTAAATACGGGTAAGCCCATCGATACTGCTGATGGACTAGGTAAGAATAACCACGATGTGCCTACGCCCCGTGCAAGGAGTTGTGTAGGTCTCTGTCGTTGCCTATGCGAGCTATCGCCGTACTTACCAGATCTAGCGCCCTGATTTCGAAACCCTTACGCTGACCCTTTACTTTTTACTAACGCTGGCAGCCACGACTATGGCCGATGGTTTCCGTTTCCACGTATGCAGTTACCCACATAGAACCAGCTAAACTATACTGGCTGCCCCCCAATTGAGGCCGATGGTTATGCTATCCACGCAAGTCCGTTACCGGACTGAAGCCAGCTTAAAATCATGCTGCGGGCCGGGCGTTTTCTCATTTGTGAACCCGACTTTCCGAAGGCGATTAAGCCGCCGCAGCTAAATATTTCTTAAATTTCAGTTTGTGTACGAGAGTGAATGAGGTAGATACTGAACCTGATTCGGCTATCTCACACATAGCTGAATTAACGCCCTAGACGCAACCTAGGGCATCTTTAAAATCCTATTTAGTTTCTTCTTTGGCAAGCCCTAATTCTTTAGCGATTTGTTCTAAAGCATCTTTCGCTTGTTGCCCGTATAGTTTCCTTAAAATAGGGGACCCTTTCATAAAGCCAACGTGATCCGCATCTGCCATTACCCGAGACCAAGTAAAATCCTCAGAAAAGAATTTAAGCTTTTCTACAGCTATCAACAACGCCCTGGTCTTGGCTTCGTAGGTGTTTCGGGAGTGTGCGATAAAAACACCGTTATCTATACTGATTGGTACTCCAGAGTCGTCTTGCTTTATGTATTCGTCAGTAATTGGATTATAAAGCGACCAGTCATCTACGTCATTGTCCTCGGTGTACTCCCAAGGTGCTGGAGTAGCTTTTTCTGCCCACTTTAAATCCTCTTCCAGTTTCTTCTTTATATCGTCGATATTCAAAACTTCTCCACCTCAAAATATTTTTCTTCAATCTCCCACTTACTTCCACCACTATCGCAAGACCAATGAACTTCTGAGCCGTGCTCTTTGTGCCGCCATAAAAACCATAATGCCCGTGTTGTTCTAAGTGGCTCACCCAACTCTTCCTCTTTACACCCAAATAAAGGGGCGACCTCTCGCTGCATTGCATGGATAGTGCTATAGGCTTTATCCAAATCAATATATTGCTCACATTTGTCGCAGTAGAGGCAGTGTAAAACACCCATAATTGTAACCACCATACAGAGTTTTATTGTAAGGGGTCGGGCTTGATTCCGACTTTAAGGGTGCCGGTTTATCTCTCCGGTCCTCGCATGCCCTCACTATCAACGTGCGCTTTAGACCGGGACGTCACTACAGTTATTGGCTGTATCCCCCGTCGGTCGATAGCTTCGCGCCCAATACGCTCCATGCCGCCCTTACAATTCATTAAACCAGCACGTCATTTTAGGCTTATTTCTAAGCCAGAGCTGATCTCGTGAGTAGTTAAACCCACGTTACTCCACCGACTCAAGGGGCACTACTGGTCCAATCTTTTACAGCGTGCAGGCTATAGGCATATGGTCCAATTCCTGCCGACTTCGAACCTCCTCTATGGTGCCAAGTCCTCTGCATCACCCTTAGAGTCAGAGTGCCAGCTTCGCGGTATGGTCGACGCTGTTTAAATCTTTATAGCGACCAAGCACAGAGTTGTGGTTAATGTGTAAATGTCCCCCCACACCCAGCCGCTAAACCATTGACATATCAAATAACGAATCGCATAAAAACGTTCTTCTAATAGCAATCCAGAATCACCTCAGCCCTTACTTTGGTTACCCAACCAAGTGGGGGCTATTTTTTAAAGCTGCCGGCTTAGGACCCCCCCAAGCCGGCACTGTGGTACATCAGGATACTAAGAGTCCCACAGTTGATTAGAAAGATTTTAATCCTTCGTTGAAGGACCAAAATCCCTATCAGGCATTGTCATGGGGTCAGTTGCCGCAGACTCAGGGGGAACTTGTGTAAAAGTCATTTCACCTAAAATGCGACGCATCGTTTTCACATCAGCATCAACCTCTTGACCACGGTAATGAGCCGAGGCCTCAAGGGTGGTAATGTATGCCTCTAGTTTTTTCGGTGGGATACTACCAATCTCTTGACCAGCGTATAACTTGAAACGCTGCGGAATTATCCATTTTCTACCAATCTCAAGTTTGGTTTTGGCTTTGGCCTCCCCAGACGCAATTGCCATCTCGGTTAATACCTTAGACCTACTTCCACTTGGTCGTGAGTCAGAGCCTTGTTTTTGCGTGATTTCAGGGGTCTCTTCATTGTGCGCCTGTGCCATTTCTTCAGCCGTGTAGAGGCCTGATAATTCTTGTGGGAATGCGCGCCTTAAACCTAAAGCCTCAGCCACTTTAGCAAGCATTAAATCCGGCATCTTGGCCCACATGGCCGTCACCCGACCGTCTTTATTGGTCTGAGCATAAGACGTCCAGAGTGCTGTCCCCCATAACGGTTCTTTAAAGTCCGTCCGAAGGATTCCAACTTTTGCAGCTTTGGGAGGAAAGCCTTTGAGCCAAACATCTACCCAAACCCCATCACCATCACACCAAAATGGCCCAACTTGCCCTGCATACTTACCAGTTCTCTCAGCTACAAGGCGCTGTCCATCTATGGAAACCTGGGTCTGCATTACCTCTCGTCCATCAACCTTGCTCCACCGCTTTACAGCATAAATTTGGCGAGCAAAGGGGTCGAGCCGCGTCTTTCGGCAGACGTGAATGAAAAGCTCCAACTCTTCATTGGTCGCGCCCTTACAAATGGTTCTTTTTATTAAATCGATTTTTGTGTCATCAATGTGAATAAGTGCTGGCGTCGTTTGCGTCTCAGTTAAACCAACAAAATCACCACTGCCTAGCTTGTCCATAATTGTCCCCCTTCTGGCTAAGCTCATATACAGCCTCAGCTAAGTAATTAACTGCCTGAGCAAGGATCTCATTGCGCCTGTAATCCTCAGGGGTACTACAAGCTAGTCGAATCTGTCCCACTGCCTTGTTGATGTCCTCTATCGACTTTCTATCGTGCTCTAACGAAGAACTTTTAATGGCTATATTCATGTTGCTCTCCCATATGCTCATAGTTTTAAAAGGCACCTTATCTAGATTTGCTGTATCCATTGACGCACCATGTATTGTATATGATACCACATGTCAAACCTGAAGATAGGCTATGGGTAAAGCTTTATGAAGGAAATCGACGTCATCAAATGGAGGATTCGAGTAATAGAGCAAGAGTGCGAGAGGCGCTCTAAGCTCGTTACCATAGAAAATGCACGATTAGTCCTTACAGAACAGCTCGTCGCACAGGCCCAGATTCAGTACCTAGAGCGTAAAATAGAAGAACTTGAACTAATAGAAAGTGAGAGGTTTAAGGAATTATGACCTATCTATACTTTGGACTCCCATTGACGATCTTAGTAATCTTCTTTGTCCTCAACGAGAGGCACATCTACAAACTAGAAAAAGAGATCCAGAAGGGGTTCGATAGGCTCTTTAAAGAAAAAGAAGAAAAACCCTAGAAAAAAGCCATCTCCCTAATAGGCTTACAGTCCAATGTGACCTTTGAAGGAAAAGCTAAGAACCAGGGTCTTTCTGTCTTCGCTCCCGCCCTAATTCTATCAAAAGTCCGGATACAGCGTCTCTTTGTCTATCTTCCTACCCCAAGTACCGGAATGTTCCGTTTTTTTAGTGGAAGGTTCTGTATGGTGGTCTTTAGGAACAATCTTTAAAGGCTCCCTATACTGCCCATTTTGAAGATACCTAATACACTCACTGATAAACCTACGACTTCGCCCACGAAGCTTTGGTTCCAACTCCCGAACCATCATCAACACCCGCAAATGCTGCAACGCTTGATGCAGGTCATGGTCACTTAAACCACACCTGTCATTCCTCAATCTTAGAGGCTCTAAAGCCTTGATTATGGCTTCCCGAGTCAGATTTTCTTCCATAATGAGAATACTTTTCATTCAAAAAACGCTAAAAACAAGAGCAAATCTGCAAAAGCATGGGAAAATTAATAACTGTAAGCGTATAAAACTCACAAAATGCGACCTAAATCCAAATACAAACGGAAATTCGGCAAAATGCTCATCGCACACATGAAGCAAGGCCTATCCTTTGAATCCTTCTCCGCCGTCATTCAAGTAAACCCACTCACCATGTACCGATGGCTCGAAGCACATGAGGAATTTCAAGATTCTAAAAGAATCGCAGAACGAGAGTGCCTGAAGTTCTGGGAGTCCACTGGCATTGCCGGTGTCCATGGTAAGATAGAGAAGTTCCAGGCCTCCGCATGGATTTTCACCATGAAGTGCCGCTTTGCTAAATTCGGGTGGAGAGACATTCCTGAAGACGTAATCAAACAAAACCAGGAAAATCAGGAAAATGGGAAGAAGCTGTTAGGTGCCCTGGAAAAGATGGTAGAGGACCGCGCATGTTTGCAGAAAAACTTGAACTCGTCGTCACCGGATTCGCAAGCACCGCCGTCGCAATCGGGATTGCTTGGGGACTCCTCAGGGCCAAGGTCACTGAGCTTGATAAAAAACTCTACAACATAGAGACAGAGCAGCGCACATTCGAGAAGCAATTCGTGACGCACAGACACCTAGACTTAATTGTTCCTCCAATGACTCGGATGATAGAAGAGATTCAGAAAGACATTAAGAAGCTATTAATTCTGGCCTACAAAGATGGAAAAAACCCTGATTGAAACCGGTTCTGTAAGAGCCGCCACTCAAGAGCTATTCAAAGATTCCCTCTATTGCACAGCTAAATACCTCTGCAACTACCACGAGATTAATCCACGCACTCACGGCAAAATGATTCGGTGTTTAGAGTCACCGGCACTACGAAAGCTCATAGTTATGCCACGTGGAACATTTAAGACGTCCATCTCAGTCACGGCTTACATCATCTGGAATATCATTAGAAACCCTAATATACGGATCCTTCTTGATTCTGAACTGTGGACTCTCAGTCGTAATTCTGTTCGAGAGGTTAAAGCTCATATCAAGGGAGCCTTGTTTAGGGAGGCTTTTCCTAACTGGGAACTGACTCTCGACAACCAAGATGAGTTCACAATCAATCAGCGCACAGCAACAAAAAAAGAACCCACAGTAACAGCAAGCGGCATCGGAGCTGGAAAGACTGGGCAGCATTATGACTTGGTTATAGCTGATGACTTAAATTCCCCCAAGAACTCCATGAAACCAGAGCTTGCACAACAAGTGATTGACCATTATCGATATTACACGTCGATACTAGAGCCGGGTGGAACGATCGTGATTATCGGTACGCGTTACTCAGAGCTAGATTTAATTGGCCATATACTTAAGACAGAAAAAGAAGAAGATGAAAGAAGAGTACAGATTTAAACATGAGGCGTTAATCAAAGCAGCTGAAGAGCTAGTACGCTTTGATGAAGTGGAATTAGCACAAAAGGTTCTTAAGTGTGTTCCCGCAGTCTACCGAGATAACCCAATCAAAGAAGTAGAAGATTTAAAAGCAACCATACAAGGCTCTCTCATCACAGCCCACGGATACATGACCGCTGAGCTGGATCAAAACGTGAGTGTAGAATTCGCTAAGGTTGTTATGGATAACACCTTACGCGGCAAAACAATTCTCAAAGAAGTACAAGCGCTCAATGCTGCTGGTATAGAGCCGCACATTGTAGAGATAGGCCCTGGTGAATACTGGCTACCAATAGGCCTCAATCAAAGAGGGTGTCGGTTTAGCTACAAGCCGATAGCCATGGATGGACTAGCCGCGGTAAGAGCTAAAGCTCTCATAGAGCACATTCCATCTGAATACGAAGCTTTCGCTACAACCATTTTCGTTGCTAATGAAATCATTGAGCACTTAGCCCATACAGATGATTTAGTGGTAGAGGCCCTGATTCATTGCCGTGGCTGGCCTGATTACGTGCAGCTATCAACACCTCTATACACATTCGATTGCAGACCTAAGGAATGGTGGAAGCCATACGGACTACCGCACTTAAGGGCATACACCCCTATGGAGTTCGCCCTAGAGGCAGAGCGCCTGTTCCCTGGGTATGTATGGGATCACGATGCGGATAATATTCAATCTTTGAGGGGGAAGAGAAAATGAAAGGAGGTACACGGTTAAAGCTCTTTATTTCAAAAATAAAATTTAAGCTTTATAGGTCGTTCGATAGGTATTTCAGAATATATGTCATGGGCGCGCTTGCAGATGGAATTGTTAAGTGCCCGGTCTGTGAGGGAAGAGGAATAGTAAAGCCGGGTTTTTACTATTACCCACCCGACGGTTTCCCTACACGATGTAGAAGGTGCACCGGTTCGGGAACTATTTAATGAAATGGGAGATAGTTTATGAAAAAGCAATTAAAGACGACGGAACACTCCTCTTTCCAGAACGTCTCACTCGTGAGTTCCTTAAAGAAGCTAGAAGAACCATGGGTTCGTACCTCTTTGCAAACCAGTACCAAAACGAAATCATCCCGGAAGGCGAGCAAACCTTCAAAAAACACTGGATCCGTTACTACGGTGAACTGCCTGAAAACTTACTCCACTTTGCTTTTATCGATCCAGCTATTGGAGAATCAAAGCATCATGATTTCACTGCCATGGTGGTTGTTGCAGTGGATACGGAGCGACGCTGGTATGTGCGTCACGCTGTCAGACAAAGAATCAATCCATCCCAAATCATCGAAATGTGCTTCAAAGTCCACGCGCAATTCAAGCCGTCAGTCATCGGCATTGAAGACGTCGCGTTCCAAAGGTCTATAATTCATTTTGCGATGGAAGAGTCTAGGCGGCGTGGCATTCCTCTTCCAATTACCGGCGTGAAACGTGGCGTCGATAAAACAAAGCAAATGCGTATATTATCTTTAGTGCCGCGCTTTGAATGGGGTTCCTTATTTTTAAATGGGGGCCTTCATGATATGGAAATGGAGCTTGCGCAGTTCCCGAGATCTGCGCACGATGATTTACTAGACGCGTTATCAAGTATCGAAGAAATAGTTCACTATCCAGTGACAAGGAGAAATAGAGATGAAAGACCGAACCCAAACGACCCCGGCTATGAAGCATGGTTCCGCAGAAACCTTCTTGGAAAAACGAGAAGAGAAGAAGAAGATCTTTGATAAATTAGAAACCTTCCATAGCAACCTAGAAGTAGAAAAGCTCATGGCTAAAGATGAAGGCGAAGCTTTCGCAATCGTTGAGGTGCCAAAGGAATTATTAAACTACTTCCTCTCCAGCCGCCCTAAAGGTGACGCCGAAGCTTTCGAGCAGACTGGCTACATGATGTACCAAGGGGCCGCCATCTGTGAGGAAGGTAAAAAAGATTCTGTCATAAAGAACATCGATTTAACTTCCTCTAAACAACCGCATGAATTAGTTGGGATTCACGTCTAGACTATGGAAAATGGAATTTACGCAGCTTTTGGCTTTCAGTGCCTTGTTATCATCTTCTTGGGAATCCTGCTCTTCTTACAGCAGAAAGAGCACGCGAAAAACATTACAGCTCTTGTGGAACGGCTTATGGCAAAGAACTTGGCTGAGTATGAACAAGCTAAGAAGCCTCCAGCGCCACCACGCGTTGTAATTAATAACGAGCCGCCCATGGAAGATATGGATAGAATATTGGGATAGGGTAAATTTCTCTTGGGGGTAATGGGTGGGGATCTTTGATGACATTCGTAAGTCCATGTCTCGTCCTGAAGGCGAGCAATTGCGTTCTGCTATGGAGCAGACTCCAGGCGAAAAAGAACTAGCCGCCTACGTTAAAAAGAAAATTGAAGATGTCAGGATAGCCGGTAACCGCATAGCTCACGAAGGTACGTGGATGACCAACATCGCCTACCTCTTAGGCTTTGATTCGGTCTACTACAATACCCAACAACGTCAGTTTCAACCCCTAGATGGCAATTCTAGAGTTGGGTTATCTAGAAACCGGGTCTATGAGAATCTGATTCTCCCAGCCGTCCAAAACAGACAAGCACGGCTTTGTAAGTCACCCCCGAAGTGGGAGGTCCTCCCTGAAGACAATACCAATGAGTCTAAAGAAGAGACCCGTCTCGCTAAAAAAGTACTCCTCCAAATGTGGGATGAGACTCAGCTTAATTTAAAACGCCTTACCCTCACTCAATGGCTTCAAGAGTGTGGTCATGGGTATTTAAAGGTTTCCTTTGATGACCAATTAGGTCCAGCGCTTACAGACCCACTCACTGGTGAGCAGATGGGGTATGAGGGCCGGGTTGTAGTAGAGCCTGTATCAGCTTTTGAAGTCTTTCCGGATCCATTAGCTCAGAACCTAGATGATGCTCAATGGGTGGTTCAAGCCAGAGTTAGAAAGCTCGATTACTTCCGCACTCATTATCCAGAGCGTGGAATGTTAGTGAAAGAAGAGGGCGCATGGCTACTCTCTATTCAATACGAGCAGCGCATTCAAAGCTTAAACAATGTGGGACAAAGCTCAGTCAATACGGCACAGCAGATGGAGAACGCTGCTATTGAACTCAGTTACTACGAAAAGCGCTCTCGTAAGCATCCTAATGGTCGTCACGTTATTGTCGCAAATGGCGTCATCCTAAAAGACGATGAATTGCCAGTTGGGGAATTACCGTTCGCCAAGTTTGATGATGTCATGGTGGCAGGTAAGTACTACTCTGAAGCCACAATCACTCACGCTAGACCTCTTCAAGATCAATACAACCGAGTCCTAACAAGACGCTCACAATGGGTCAGACGCTTATTGGCTGGGAAATACATAGCCGCTCGCGGGCATGGTTTAATGCAAGAAGCCATAAACGACGCTTCTGGTGAAGTGGTTGAGTACGATCCAGTGCCTAACGCAAATGAGCCACATGCGATGCAGATTCCGCAGATGCCTCAATATGCGTATCTAGAGACCAATGATTTAAAGAAGTCCGTAAACCAAATCTTTGGGCTAAGTGAAGTCGCCCGTGGTGAGCTTCCTTCCTCCTCCATCCCAGCTATTGGGATGCAATTACTCATTGAGCAAGATGAAACCCGTATTGGAGTTGAAATAGAGCAGCATGAGCACGCCTATTCTCAAATCGGGGAGCTGATGCTGAAGTACCAAGCCCGCTTTGCAACATCTCCTCGTAAGCTTGTGGAGCACGGCATCAACAATGAAGTCACGATTCGGGAATATACAGGGAAAGACCTTCCCAAGAACCCACAAGTAAAGGTAGTGCGTGGAAGTACCATTCCCACTAGCACCGCAATGAAGAGACAAGAGGTTATTAATGCGTACCAGATGGGGCTTCTTGGGGCGCCGCAGGACCCGCTCACACAGGAACGAGTGTTGGGAATGCTTGAATTTGGCCAATCAGAAGGCATCTGGGAAGACACAGCCCTCGACACAAACCAATCCCAACGAGAAATCAAAAAGATTGAAAAAGGCGAAATGCCCGACATCTATAAGTTTGATAACCACGCCTTCCTCATCCGAAAGCTAAACAACTATCGTAAGAGCGATAAGTTCTTGGCTCTGGATGAACAAAAACAACAACTCTTATGCGCAGTGATAGATAAGCGCGGCGAGATGATGCTTCGACTGCAGAATCCTCAAGTAAATCAGATGGAAGAAAATGTGAAGGATGGACTAACAGTTGAAGGTGACCCACTTTTAAGTAATCTACAACCTGAAGGCGAAGAGCCGGGTATTGCGCCCTCTCCAGAAATGCCTCAGAATAGTAATATTCACCCACAGGGAGCTTAATCAATGAATAAAGAAGCACTACAAGAAGCACTAAAACGCCGACGCATGTCGTCAGGTGGGTTGAATGTTTCCATCAACTTAGAAGATCCAGACAATTTGGATTTAGCTGATGAAGAAAATGACGAATTGGTAAATGGGGAGCTTAAAGATTTAGCCCCCGATGCAAACGACCACGATGCCGTTGAAGCGGTCGACGAATCAAATGCTGATTCAGTCGTTGAGGCAATGCCTGGTCGTGATGGATACAAATCCGGTGCATTAGCGATGAAAGAAAGCGCGCCCGTTGCTGGTGGAAAAGAGTTCCAAGCACCAGAACCCAAAGGGGCTTTTAAGGCATCACTCCATGACATGTTAGATAAATATGGTAAAAGCCCTATGAGAGAAAAAATGAAGGCTATGGCCATGAAGAAGAAGGCCTAGTCGAAGGGTTGGGGTAAAGCATGAGTGGGGAATTTGCAGGGGTTACGATACCTGACTATGGGTCATCGGAAGCTCCACAGAGCAGTAACCAAGAAAATGTAGAAGCAAAAGTTTCTGGGGACAATTTAGCCCCGGATGTACGCGAAGCCGATAAGTCCCAGGCACCCGGTCTAACCGATCTGGAAAAACTTGAGCGCTTTCGCTTTAACGGGCGTGAGTTAACTCCAAAAGAGTTAAAGAGCCAGTTGATGGCTCACAAGGACTACACGCAGAAAACCATGGAGCTAAAGGAGGCCCGCAAATTTGCGGATAACTTCCACCATGACCTGCGTACGTTATTGTCACAACCGAACAGACTAGCTGACTTCAAAAAGATTTATCCAGCGGAATATGTACAAGCCGCTGAAGAGATCTTGCAGATGCGCGGCCAGTCTACTGGACAGGTTCCACAACAAGAGAATCAGCAGCAGTCTAATCAGGACAACTTGCCTCCTCAAATGAAGCAAGCCCTAGAGAAGATTGAACGATGGGATAGTGAAATAAAAGAGGCCAATACTGCAGCTATAACGCAGATGCTGGACACTCTTCATGGGTCACTAGCTCAGAAGTATCCGTTCGCTGATTCCGATGTAGTTGATTTGCGAGTTAATGCTGCAATTGAGAAGGGCCTCAAGGTCGATAAGGATTCACTTCCTAAGATTCTTGAAAAAGCCTATCAGCAGCATGACGAAGCGATGAAAGCTAAGTGGGCAGCCCAGCAAAAATCAAAAGTGGAAGAACAGGTAAAAGCTGGTCGAAAAGCTCAGGACACGGGTCGGGGTGGAAGTATGCCGGGACAACCTCCTAGGAAATACTCCAAGTTCGCCGAAATCCGGGAAGAAGCCTTAAGGCAATTCGACAAGTAAGTAACCCACTCGTTAGCGGTGTCTGCTAACTTTTCAAGGGGGGCTTATCATGGCCAATCAATTTCAGGGGATTAGCTCAGGCTTAGCCGAGCTAAAAAACATCTACGAAGGACCAATCGTTGATCTATTAAACGAAGAATGCGCCATTCTGCGTGGAGCAGAAAAGGTAAAAAAAGGCTGGAGCGGCTACCAAGTTGTCCGTCCTTTACGCGTTCGTCGCAACCAAGGTATTGGCGCTACCAGTGATGGTGGAACACTACCTACAATCGGTCGCCAAACCACAGTCCAAGCAACTGTCAGCGCAGCATTTAACTATCTGCGTTTCGGTGTAACTGGACCAATGATTAAATCAAGCCAATCGGATATCGGCTCGTTTGTTCGCGCCGCTAGCTACGAATTGGAAATGGGCTACAAAGACTTAAAGTCTGATTTGAACAGACAATTAGGTTGGGATGGCACAGGCACAATGGCTCAAGTTAATACAGCCGCTGTTGCTTCTACTTCCTTGATCATTAAAGGTCGGGAATCAGTAGAGCCTGCATTGAAGTTCGTCGACGTCGGATTCAAATTCGACATCTATGATACTTCAGGCAACCTGGTTCAAGCTTCTATCACGGTTAACTCCATCTCTTCCGGAACGCCTAGCTCTGCAACGGCCACATTAGTTTGTGACCAACCAGTGTCGGCTTCCGCCAACAACGTTCTGGTTCGCTCCGGATCGTATGGATACGAAGAAACTGGAATCTTGGCCTGGGAAAATGGTGCCACTACCTCCATCAACGGAGTGAACCGGGCAACCTATATCTCTTACCAAGGTAACCAATTAGATATGTCGAGTGCAGTGCTCACGTTGGATGCGATCCAAAACGTGACCAACAGCGCCATGCAACGCGGTGGTGGAAAGCCCTCGGCCTACTACATGGATTACAACACTCAACGCATGTACCAAAAACTACTCACTGCCGATAAACGGTATGTGAACACAGTTGAAGGCGACGGCGGATTCGCGAAAAAAGGCGAATCGTATCTCCAATTCAATGGCATCCCATTGGTTGCTGATAAAGACTGTCCTCAACGGTACTTCGTGTTGGATCAAGAAACCTGGAAAAACTATGTGCTCTGCGAACTCGAATTCGCCGATGAGACTGGGTCTATGTACATCGCCCAAACCTCAGCGGATCAATTCGAAGTGCGGATCCGGTATTTCGCGAACTTGTTCTGCGAAAACCCTGCCGCAAACGGAGCCATCAAAGGTTACGTTTCTCCATAAGGATTGATGCAATGGATAGCCGGGTTAGAGCGATTAATAGGGTAGTAAAAGCGCATGATAGTGCACTTTTCGCCCAGCGGGAGATGAATGGAGCAATCCACGTTTACCGTAAGACCTCTAATCCGGCTGATCCTATGCAACTAGTCTTTGCGGTAACTGATAACTGGAATGTCACAGGGAAACCACGAGAGTGGGGACTCACAGTCATCGAGGCTCGGTTACAGGCGATAGACATATGGAAAAGCGAGACTGTTTTTGACAGGCTTGATGAGCAATTTAAGCGGTCCGAGGAATCAAATGAGCGGGATTTAAAGAACAATATTGAATCGTTCTTATTAGAATTTCGCGGTCAGTTTGCTCGGGCCACAGACGGGATTAATACGAGTGGCTTATCGAAATACGATAGGCGCTCTCAACTAGGTGCTTAAAGCACTTTGAAAGGAAAATTATATGGCAATTGTAAATCGTGACCTAGCTCCCAACCAACAAGTGTCGGTACGGGGTGCTAATATTGGAGCGTTCGCAACAGGCGTTACAAACGTTCTGTTCATCGCAGAAAACCCTCAACAAGTAATCACTGCAGCCGTTAAAGCTTTCGGGCTTTCTGGCTCTCCTGTTTACTCGTTGAACATTCTTCGCGCTGTAGGCGGCGGTCTAACCTCAATCGGTTTAGGCGCTACTATCACAGCCGTTGAAGGAACAACCCTCTGGCAAGGTATCAGCATCACATTGGGAGCTACTATCCCAATGCAAACTGGTGACGTGCTCATGGTTAATAGCGGCGCTGCAAATACTGCTGTGACTGGACTTATGGTCTCTGTCGCTGTTCAGCACTTGCAAGATGTTCGCACGTTCTGGGGCGTATCTCTTCCATAACTAGGGGGCATAAATGGGAATCATTAACCAAAATTACGACCTGTCTGAAAAGAAGGTCTCTGAAAGCGTATCGTTTGGAGCGATAGCAACGGGGGTTACAAGCCTTCTTTGCGTCATGCCTTATGATGCGATTCTTCAGGGTGGAAACTTAGCGGCCTTTGGGTTATCTGGCTTGCCAGTATATTCCCTCTCGGTATTCCGCGCGGTGACTGCCGGACAAACAAGCATTGGACTCGGAGTAACATTCGCAGCCCAAGCTTTTGGAACCAGTGGACCGACTGGCTTCTCAGTTGCTCAACCCGGTATTTCTCTCTTAGCGGGAGATGTGCTGTGTATGACTTCTGGTGTTGCTAACACGGCTGTAGCTACAGCATGTGTAAACGTTGTGTACTCTGGGTTGGCCGACATTAAAGTGTTCGTCAACGCTCCTTGAGGTGACTTAATGTCAGGTGGCATTCTCCTATTTGAGAATAGTTCGACTGGTGGGCAGGGAGGCGTCGATTACGATAAAGACGCGTTTACCGATATCTCCCTGCCTGCTTCTAACAATTCTGGGTTTTCTTCTACTGTCTCGACTAACCCACTCGCCGGTTACTTCGGTAACGATGCGGCACCTAAATGGGGGGTTAAGACGTTATGGGTAAAAGACTTAACTCGGGTTGAAGATAGAAGCCTATGGGTGAATGGCAAAGCCACGTACCGGATTGTCTGGAACGAAAACTTTCCAGGTGTGGAGGGCTACGCGTTTGGCGGTGTGTCTCTTCAAGGTACTGACGAGTCTAGATCTCTATCTATTTCTGATATCAATGATGGCGCGGGAGTGGTTGGAGTTATCCAGCGCGTTCAATGGTTATTGCGACCACAAGTAGCTACAACTACAGCAACCCCTTCTGTCGATGGCGTAAATAAAACAGCCTTCACGATTGGCGGATACGCTAACCTTGGGTCTGCGTTTAGCGCGACTAAAGCGTTCTATAACGCCTATACCGACGATACATCGGATGCGACACTAAACATTCATGATCACCGAGTCACTTCAGGCACAATCGGTGGATTACAAGTTTATGGAGTAGTCGTTTACTTCAGTATACCTGGTTCAGGTATAAACCTTTATCCAGGAACGGTGTACGTTGATAAATCGAAAACTACACTCACGGGTTCCTCACTCGCATTTCCCACAGGCGCAAGCAATTTTCTCGGTGGTAATGTTGGCATTTACACTGACAGTAACGGCGTGTTTGGCATCACTACAAGTCCAATCCCCGGCATCGGTTCTAACTGCAGCGGCGCTAGTGGAACTAACCTTCTTAGCGTTGCTATAGGCACGGGCGCTAGTTACCTCATTAACATGGGAATTCTAATTCCTGATGGGGGTTCTAGTTATTACCTAGGACAGGTTACTAACGTTTCTGGAGATGTGTTAACTGTATCTCCAACTTTAGCCATTGGGCTTAGTAACGTATGTTCGGCACTCTTTACCATGGGGTTGTCTACATCGACTGGCTCTACACTGTTTGAACAAGCCTTTAGCTACATGCCGGGTGTGCAGCATCAGTCCGTAACGGGAAGTTCTTTCTTGAGTGGCGTCGCGCCATTCTCTTTCTCGGATCCTTACTTCAGATATCGAGCATGGGGAAGCACCTTACGATTTAACTACGGCTCGTCGTTAAGCTCTAGCTTGGGCGCGTCTATTGGACTTCAATTCCCAACCACATCTGACTTTTTACAGATTGATGGGAAATGGTCAGCTCTAGAATTTGAATACCTAGTTGGTACGACAGCTTCTGTAGCAGCAACCCTCACTATCGACGGTGGAATCGGGGTTCAGGCTATCAACCAAGCGTTCAATGGGCCATCGGTCGTGCGTTTAGGCATCATGAGTAATGCTGCTTTTGGCATGCACTCAGTTCGTTTAATGGATTCGGGGTCGACCAATGCACTACTTAGTCGAGTTATTGGATATCGTCCTAAGATTAATTCTGGCCCTAGCTTTGGTTTACTCGCTCAAATACCTTTAGGAATTACATTCCTTACCCAAAATGCCCAGAACGCAACCATGATGGCCATGGGTAATATAACCAGGGTGTATGCTGAGCAATTGCGTTGCAATGGTACTGGCTGGACCTCTACACCCACATTGAGTGGCCCCGGTGGAAGAAATATTTCAACCACCACAGCCGGCGACTACATGGAATTTACTTACTACGGAACTAGGTTTGCCCTATTAGGCACAGTTGGGGCGTCTACTCTTGTGTCGGTTGACGGGTCTTCTATAGGCTTCTCTTATAACGCCTGGGGCGGTAGTGGCCTCACGTTAGGGTTCCATACGGTTAGGGCCACAAACCAGTCCGGCACTGGCTTAGTAATTTATGGGATTGATTTCTTAAATCCGTATCACGAGATTCGTAACCAACAAATCTTTGATCCGATCGCGAACGTTTACTCAGACATCAGAATGTACCAACAACCGGGTGAGCCTTTAAATGCGCGGCCTGGGGATTTCTGGGAGCAAAACGTTACCAATAAGGCTGTGTATCAAAAAGCCGTCGGCGGCTGGCAATTAATGAGCTATGCACGGCCAACAGCCTTGTATCAATTAAATAGCGGATTCACTCTTATAACTAACAGCACAACGCTTCAAATCCCATTCGTGACTAAGGTTTATGACAACTACAGTGCAGGCACAGCGGTTGGCGCAACTGGTTGGATTTGGACTGCCCCATATGCTGGTAAATATGAAGTCTCGGCCTTAATTAAAACGGTTAGTGCTGCGGCTACCTTCACGGCATCCGCTTTTATCTCTTTGACGGTATTTAAAAACAACGTCGCTTATAGTCGATTAGGTGAAGAAGTTGTGGATGCGAACATCACTAGAAGCGTGGCTGTGTGTGGAACGGCGGTTGTGGATTGTTTGCAAGGGGATGCCCTCTCAATTGTTTATGGGACTAACTTGGGAGCCGTGGTTCCTACAGACACCACCGTTGGCAATAACTATGTCACTATCACAAAGGTGGACGCGTGAAATATTACTTACTCAGATTCGGCTCAGACAACCCCACTTCTTTTAGCGGGCTATCTCCTACATTTACGCTCTTTGAAATGGGGCCTACTCTTCCCTGGGCATCAGTTACCTCTCCTGGTATTAGCGAGATTTCGACTGGCTCTGGACTCTACACGTTTGCCTACAATGCCACTCTTCCAGTCGCATTTACTGTAGATGGTGGCGCGGCACTTGCGGCTTCCTCTCGTTACATAGTTGGAATTTTAGATCCTATCCAATCAGTCGATCAAAAGGTTGGTTTCCCTGGGGATTCCATCGGAACCACAAACGTAGATCCTTCCACTCTAATGGGATATGCATCGCGTAACCAGGAGTATGAAGAAGGTAATGCGAACTTCGATAAAACCACTGGTGAATGGTCTATTAAGACTCGTGGCTCGACACTTCTTGCTCTTAAAACCCTGACAAATCTTTCCGGCTCCGTTACAAAGCTCTAAGATGTATTTCGGGTTAATGGGGGTTTGTAATGGCGACTATTGCGCTTTGTGTTATCTGCAAGAATGAAGAAAAGAATTTACCTAATCTACTGGCCAGCGTTGAAGGCTGTTTTGATGAAATCCACATCACAGACACTGGCTCTACCGATGGAACAATCGCGTACTTAAAGTCCCGCCCTGATGTAACGCTCCACCATTTCGAGTGGATTAATGACTTTGCAGCAGCAAGAAACTACTCATTCTCTCATGCCAAAACTGATTACATCATGTGGCTTGATTGCGACGATATCTTAGAGACTAAAGAGTCATTCCTAGAATGGAAAAATAATATCCTAGTCACATCCAACTATTGGTTAGCAACGTATCACTACGGGATGGATGGCCAAGGCAATCCCCAATGCTCTTTCATGAGAGAGCGCGTACTTAAAAACAATATGGGCTTTGAGTGGCTACACTTTGTGCATGAAGGTATTCCGCCCGCATCTAATGTGGCCCCAGTCCGTATTGGATATGCAACGAGCTGGCATGTGAAGCATGTTAGAACACAGGAAGATATTAAGGCTGACCGGAACAGAAACTTAAACATCTTTGAAATTAATAAAGCAAAGCTCAAGGGTAATGACCGTATGCAGTACTACTACGGCAAGGAACTCTTTGAAGCGCAAAAGTACCTAGATGCTTACAACCAACTTAAGAATTCTATCGACCTACCGCAGCTAGAAGGTCACGACAAAATCCTATGCGTTCAATACGCCTGTATGTCGGCGATGTTGTGTAATCAGTTTAAAGAGGCAATTGAATTGGCTTATCGAGGACTAGTGCTAGCCCCGCATAGAGCTGAGTTTTATGTCATTATTGGGGACTGCCATCTAAAGCAAAATAAGTTTGATGATGCAATCCCTAGCTACATTGCAGCAGCTTATTGCTTTAATCCATCAGCGCCTAATTCACCGGTAAAGAGCGCAATCTTTAGTGACCCTAAAGCTTATGGGCATTACCCACGGTGCCAATTAGCGAGGCTTTTCTTTAAGCGTGGGGAAATCAATAACGCAAAGAGATGGTTAGAAGAGGGCTTGCAACTAGGCCCTGATGAAGAGACTGGCGTCTTATATGCCGAGCTTTTAAACGCAGAACGGCAAATGTCAGCTAAGCCTGTCGAGACTTTGGAAAAGGTAGATGAATATGTCATTACGTGCCCCCACATCGCTCCGTATTTATGGGATGAAGAAGTTTATAAAGAACGTGGAATTGGAGGAAGCGAGACAGCGGCAGTTAGGATGGCGCGTCTTATTCACCAGAAGACCGGGAAAAAGGTCACTGTCTTTAATGAACGAGAAAAAACGCTTGAGGTTGATGGTGTCCATTACGTCTCGCACAAAGAGACGATGAATTATCTCAATAAGTACGTCCCCATCGCTCACATCGCATGGAGGCACAACTTAAAGCTCACGAATGCACCGACTTATCTATGGTGCCACGACCTAATTTGTGAGAATGCGCATCAGCATCAGAATTTTGATAAGATCTTAGCTCTCTCTACTTTCCATAAAGACCTAATGAAGCATGTTTATGCAATTCCGGAAGAGAAAATCCGGGTCACTCGAAATGGCATCGATTTAGAGAGATTTCAGGGGGTAGATTTCACTCAAAAAGACCCCAATAAGATCGTTTTCTCATCTAGTCCTGATAGAGGATTAGACCGAGCAATACGAGTAGTAGAAAAAGCACGGGAAATATCAGGCCGAGACCTCTCTCTTCACGTCTTCTATGGATTTAATAATATGGAGAAGCTGGGGAAGCATCAAGATGTGGCAATCTTAAAGAAGCTCATCTCTGACCGTCCTTGGGTGAGATCGCACGGGAATGTCTCTCAAAGTGACTTAGTGCAGCACCTAAAAGACGCAAGCGTTTGGCTCTACCCAACAGAGTTTTTAGAAACCTTCTGTATCACAGCTCTTGAGATGGTTTCTTGTGGGGTATTCCCACTCGTTCGTGCCGTTGGCGCACTGCCTTATACTTTAGAGGGGTTACCTGGGGCTGTAATTGATAGGGATTGCGTTACAGAAGAGGAAGTTGGCGCATGGGCAATGGATTTAATCATGGCTCCAGCTGGCTTAAGCACTATTCCAGACATGTCGAAGTATTCGTGGGACTCTGTGGCTGACGAATGGCTTTCGTGGATAAAAGCAGACAGTGATAAAATAAAATAATGGCAAACGCAATAAACGCCACAATTGATGGCGCGGGACAAGAGACTTATGGGCTTACCTGGGGGCCGCTTACTGGGTACAGTATAAGCGGTCTAGGGCTAGTCACTTATGGCTTCTTGTGGCTAAAGAACGATATATGGGTTGATTGTTGCGAGGTCTACGAAGCTGTTTGGGTAGAATGCGAATGTAACACGGCCTGTCAGTAAACTTGGGGGATAAATGAACTTTGGGCAAATCAGAACATTGGTTCAGAATTGGCTTGATGATCCCTTAGGTGGTTATTTCACTCCGACGGTTGTGGATCCATGGATTAATAACGCTCTTATTGAAGTACAAAAGCAGCTCTTGGATTGTGGTGAGCTTTGGTATTTAAAGTGCGCAACTACATACCTTGTTCAGGATGTGAATTCTTATTCTCTTCCATCTGACTTCTTAAAGGCGAATCGATTTGAGTTGCGACTACAGGGGACGACAGCCCCTAATGAGATTTGGTCCACGCTCTTTTTCATGACACTGAATGAGCTAGCGAACTTGAACTATCAAACAGCTCAACCACAGGCTTACACAATTGGGAAAGACTGTCTGATTCTGGCTCAGATTCCAGATAATAACTACCAAGTGAAACTGCATTACAGCTATAAGGTTGCGCCATTAGTAAATGATTTAAACGTTCCAGATGTGCCACTTCAGTACCATGAGTACATTGCAGTCGTGGCGACACTTGATGGATATCTAAAGGATCAAAGAGATCCGTCCATCATGATGAATAAGCGCAATTACTATTTAGAGCTTATGAAAAAGGATCAGATTCAGCGTAACCGCTCTCGTCCTCGTTCTGTGGTGTCGGTAATGGATGATGATAGCTGCGTAGGGTACTAATGCCATATCAGAAACTAAAAGAAGAGCATTATACGAACCTAGGTGGAATGGACACTAAAACGTCCGGATACATCACGCCTGAGGGCCGTGCTCTAAGATTAGTAAATCTAGGATTCATTCATCCGGGAGCGTGGACAAAAACACCCGGGACAACGCTTTTTGTCGGCGCAACTGTTTCTGGAGCGATTACTGGATTAGTTCAATATACTAGGCTCACTGGCTCTAGCTTTATTATCGCTTCAGCTAATACGAACCTTTATAATGTCACGTCGGTATTTAACCCGATTCGAACGGGCCTACAGAATGGATCTCTATTTGATTTTGTTACTTTTGTGGACCGATTATTTTGTGCCAATGGGGCAAACTTCTTCAAAACGGACGGGGTTGCGTCGAGTCTTTACTCCCTTCCACCCGGAGGTTCGGGATTTGCTGTGGCTAGTGGGTCTAATAGTTCTTTCACTGGTTATTTTCAATATGCCTACGGTTACCTAAATGATCGTGGATACTACGGTCCTGTGTCGTCGTACGTTGGGGTCTCTTTAGCCGGTAAAGACGCCATTATCAGTGGGATGACGACGTTCTCAGATTATGGGATCACAGCTCTATTCATCTACCGCAGTGAAAACAATCTCACTGCTGATGT